AATCATGGCTGGCGTCCATTCTGCCGATCCGGCTGGATTCAACGCAGCGGGCATGACTGGAAGCGACATGGCCACTTTTGTCGCGGACTTCTTCGAGGAGCAGGGTTGGACCAGAAACCAGGCTGCTGGTATTTCGGCAAACCTGAAAGTTGAATCGCAGTTCAACCCGCGTGCCATAGGTGACAATGGCAAGGCTAGAGGGATTGCTCAGTGGCACCCGCATCGGCAGGCGGACTTCAAGGAGTGGGCGGGATTCGATATCACCGATGATCGCGCTGACCTCATCAAGCAGTTGGAGTTTGTGCAGTACGAGCTTACGGCAGGCTCTATGAAGCGAGCGGGGAAATTGTTGCAGGCCGCGCAAAACGCCAATGAGGCGGGTGGAGTGGTGTCGCGATACTACGAGATTCCCAAGTTGGCTGACTATGAGGCAGCAATGCGCGGTCGCCAGGCGGCACAGATTGCCCAGACAACGAACATCAACGTCTATGGTGCAACCGATCCAAATGCAACCGCAGCTGCAGTCAGTGGCGCCCAGAAACAGGTCACCCAAGACATGGCTCGTAATCTCAGCAATCCGGTGAACTGACATGCCCAACTTTGCAGGCTTCATTACCATTGACCCTAAGCGATCAATCGGCAGCATCGTTGCGCACGTCACGCTCGAAGAGGTAAGTATCGACGAGCTACAGATCACCGACCATCCGGTCGAGCAAGGAGCAGAGATCACAGACCATGCCTACAAGCGAAACCCAGAAATCACTATTCGATGCGGCTGGAGCAATGCCAGTCTGGCGGGTGTGCTCGCTGGAGTGAAGGGGCTGGTCTCCGCCGTAACGGGTGGTGACGCCTTCGGCTCCGACTATGTATCCGGCGTGTACAACGAGCTGCTGGCCCTGCAGGAGTCGCGAATACCTTTCGATGTTTCAACGGGGAAGCGCCTCTACAGCAACATGCTGATGCGCAGTCTCTCAGTAACCACTGATCCGACCAGTGAATACACGCTGATGGTGACAGCGGTGCTCCGGCAGATCCTCATTGTGAGCACGGCAGCGACCACGTTGCCGCCTCGTGATGATCAGGCTTCGCCGGCTGACACCGCTGAAATCGAGAACGCGGGGGATAAGCAGGTCCAGGTGATGCTGCCAGCACCTGGTGGATGGCAGCCACCAAACGGAGGCGGGTGATTTATGGCTAACTTTGAGATACCGCTGACACCAACTCCGCAACGGTTAACCATAACTCTGTCTGGCGTGCAGTACCGGATGACGGTGGTCTGGCGGAATGCAGAGATGGGCGGGTGGGTGGTTGATATTGCCGACGCCAATGGCAGCCCAATCATCCAAGGGATACCTCTGGTGACAGGCATCAACCTGCTGGATCAGTACCAATACCTTGGGCTGGGGGGGGTTCTATGGTGCCAGACCACCGACGATCCTGATGCTGTGCCGACCTTCGATAACCTCGGGATCGGCTCGCATCTCTACTGGTGGACCGATGACTAGCCAGGAATTATCGGCTCAGCGTAACAGCGGCACGACTCTTCTTCTGTGCATTGGTGATAGCCGGGATGCTCATGTTCATGGCTCCAAGGGAAGATTATTCCGTCTTTTGATTTGCAGTATTCGCAGAGAGTCCCTTTCCCCGAGGCTCGCCATCTGTATTTTTTCGAGCGAATACTCATAGCCCTAGCTTTCGTCAGCTCAAACGCCCACATCGCATTGGCTTTGTGGCGGGCACGGAAGAGCAAGCGAGCCTGTTCATATTCGGCGACAGAGACATCGCGCTTTCTTGGCATGGCCGGACGTGACGGAGAAAACCCCCAATTTTTAGGGTCATGAGGATCTGGAAGATCGAAAGGCCAATTTGATTCTGTAGGTAGCTCTTCGATCTTTTCGGGTCGTTTTTCTTTGGGTCTGCGGAATAACCTCTGAGCCAAAGATGCCAGCAGCACTACGCATATAACGACGACGCCAATGAGCAGCAGTAGCCCTCTATCCATGGCACTCACCTGAGCCAACGGTAAAATTTGATGAGCGTACCTCAATATCTTCGCAAGATCAGCCTCAAGATCGGCAACGATGAAGAGGCCATCGACCTGTCCAACCTGCGCATCCGTTTCGCGGTGCGCCGGGGAACCCTAAGCACCCCAAATACGGCTGATATCCGGGTGTACAACGTCAGCGACGCCACCGCCAAGAAGTCGCAGCTCAAGGAGTTCGGCAGGGTAGTGCTCCAGGCAGGTTACGCAGGCAACTACGGCGTGATCTTCGATGGCACCATCAAGCAGGTGCGGCGCGGGCGCGAAAGCCAGACCGACACCTACCTAGATATCACGGCAGCCGACGGCGCCAGCGCCTACACCTGGTCGGTGATCAACATGTCGCTTGCTGCTGGCTCGACTGCTCAGGACCACCTTGAAGCCACGGTAAAAGTCATGGAGGGGCGGGGCGTGACAATGGGGCAAACCCCGAAGCTCTCGGCCAGCAAGCTCCCGCGCGGCAAGGTGATGTTCGGACTTACTCGCGACGTGCTCGACAACCTGGGTCGGACCCAGGATGTGAGCTGGAGCATTCAAGACGGCAAGATGACGCTCATCCCGAACACAGCCTACTTGCCTGGTGATGCCATCGTGGTGAACTACGAGACTGGGATGGTTGGCCTGCCGGAGCAGACTCAGAACGGGGTCAACGTCAAAATGCTGCTGAATCCAAGTGTGAAAATCGGGCGGCTGCTCAAGATCGACAATGCGAGCATTCAGCGGGTCCGCTATGACCCCAGCATTTTGCGAGAAGCAGATGTTGTGAAGCAAAAAATTCAGAACGACCTGAGTGCAGATGGTCTCTACAAAGTTCTAATAGCCGATAGCTACGGCGATACTCGCGGAAATGAGTGGTACACAGACGTTATCTGCATTTCCGTAGATGCGACGCTGACAAATGAGGCAATGATACGAGCTGGAGTTGGTACACCGGGAGCAATCCAAGTTCCAGGCCCGGTCAAACCTTACGGCTAAGGGCAGTTTATGTAGCCTCGTTCTTGGTTATACGAAGAGATGACCTTCCCTTTGCCGCTTGAGTCGAAGGTAACCTCCGCATACACACCCATTGGCATCGAACCGGTCTCACCATCTTCGTACACAAAGACCGCATCGTTTCCGAGCGTCTTCCCCCAGCAACCGCGCTGCTCGATCGAATTAGGCGTCTTCATCCTGAACGCGCGCATATCGTTGGCGTGCACGATTGGCAGTGAACATTTTTTGTCCACATAGAGAAAGCTGAAGAACTGTTCTTTCTTGACGGTCTGGCCGGCGCACAGGTTTCCAGAAGGTGCGACCAGCATCGTTTCAGCCATCAGAGGCCCTGCGAAGATCAACAGAGCAGCGGCAAACATCCTCATCATGGTGAATCTCCTTGAACGTAAACGAGAGACTGGACGACCCACTAGCGATGTTAGTGGTCGCGCAACGCTCTGCCCAATCGAAATTGTGGACCGCTTTGCCTGGGATAATCCAGTCATTCAACGCGGAGGCAATGACTTGCGTGGTGCAGCCTACGATCCAGGTATTTGTCACTAGTGATGACGGGTCGATGGTCATGACATCGCTTCCGCTGTTGCAGGATTGCCCCGTCCAATTTCCGGCCGGCGGTGGCTGCACGCTGACCTTCCCGGTGGCGCCTGGTGACGAATGCTTGGTGGTGTTCGCCTCCCGCTGTATCGACTCCTGGTGGCAGTCCGGCGGAATCCAGAACCAGGCCGAGTTGCGAATGCACGACCTGTCGGATGGCTTTGTGCTGCTGGGCTTCAGGTCGAAACCCCGAGTGATCAGCGCAATCAGCGGGAGCGCCGCTCAGCTACGCAGCGATGACGGGGTGGCTTTTGTCGAGGTCAACCCCACCACGCATGCCATCAACGCCACGACGACCGGGCCGCTGAACCTGACTGCGCCTTTGGTGACCATCAATGGTGACGTTCAGGTTAATGGCCGAGTGGACACAACTGGCGACGTGAAGGCCGGCACGATCAGCCTGCAGCAACACCGCACAAGCGGCGTAACGCCTGGCAGCGGCACCAGTGGAGCACCCGTTGTATGAGATACCGAGAACTCGACGCAGACGGCGATTACTCGTTCGGCAACCAGCAAGCGGACTTCTATCGTGACACGCCAGAGGCCGTAGCCCAGGCGGTCAAGACCAGACTGCAGTTGCATCGGAGGGAGTGGTTCC